CAAGAATGTTTGGATCAACTTTAAGGTTAGGATCAATTCTATTAAGTGTTTCGGCCCTTGCTTGTTGTTCTTCAGCTGGCAACGAACTTTCTGAATAATGAATTTCTGAAAATTCTTTTGTTGGGTCATAAGGTTTAGCTGAACCCAATGGTTCTTTAGTTGCTGTGGTTTCAACTATAGGTGCGCCACCTTGTTTTTCTTGAAACTTATTGCGTAAATAAGTTGGCACATCATATTTAGGGCCAATTGGTGTAGTTTCTGTAATAGGGCTTACAGTTGTAAAACCTTTTCCTGTTGGGCCTGATCCGCCTGGCGGTATAGTTTCACCTGCGCCACCAATTCCTGTAGCTTTAGCAGAAGAGGTTTTTGATACAAGGCCTCTGCCTCCGTAAGCAAGCAAACCTGTTTCAATAATTTTTTGTATATCTTCTTTTGGAACGTTTGTTTGTTTTGAAATCCATTCAGCACCTTTATCGTAATTTTTAGCAACAAAGTCACCAAGCTGTGAATGTTGATAATCAGCTTTATCTAATTGATCTGTGGCTTTACCAGCCATGTTTTGAAATACATCAAAGCCTAATTCTTTAGTGGCTTTTTCTGAAAATTTAGTTGCTTCTTGAGGTGACTTGCCAGCAATTCTACCAACACCATATGCCATAGTGTTTGATACAGCAGGCAGTATTCCTAATGGATTAAATGTGTCTACAACAGCTGCAGCTCTTGCATTTGGATCAACCGCTTGTGGTTTAGCAAAATCAAATCCTGTTGGTTTAGCAATAATTTGTGTTTGTGCTTGTGGTTGTGTTTCTTTAACACTTGATCCACCAAGAAAATTACTAAAATCATCAGTTACTTGTTGTGGTGCAACTTCTTGTGGTTGAGTCGCAACAGGTGTGCCTTTAATTGTTTTAAGGCCTTTTTCTTGCAAGATAATAGGGCCGCTAATAATGTGACGTATTGTAGGATTTGAAAGATCAATTTCCTCATCAGGATTTAATCCTGTTTTTTGTGATACATTTTTTATGTAGGATTCAGTATCATTTTCTGAAGGCGGCGCCCAGCGAGTAATAACATCTCGAAGTGTTTTTACTTTATGTTTTGATCCGTAAATTCTTAATTGATCATCAATAGCTTGAATACCTTTTTCAGGAGTATCGTATTGTTGAAACCCTGTAGAGCTTCCTACAGGCCTTATATTACCAACATTAGATGAAGTAGGAGGAGCGCTAGTTCCTCCTAATAAAAATTGACTAAAGTCATCAGCCATTAAAGTTCGCCTGTTTGTACTAGTTTTTGAATGTTATTCCATTTTTCTTGTGCGTCTTTTGGTAAAAGTTTATCCCTTGCTTTTTCTTTTTCTTTTTGAGTTAATTTGTCGTTGTGGAATATATTATAAAGTTCAAATATTTTTGAATCTTCATTTTTTGACCACATTTGTTGAAAAGACTTCATGTTGTTATCGCCATACTTTTCATAAAACTTTTGAGCTGCTGTAGCTTTCATTTGAATGTTAGTTACATCTGAAAATGCACGATTAGCAATACCAAGTAAAACTTTAGGTGAATATGTTTCGTCACCGTTAGCAGTTCTTGATAGCTCTCTTCCTGCATCAGTTGTTCCTCCCATTGCTTGTTCGTTAGCCAATGTAACATTTGCTAAATCTTTTCTTAATTTTTGCAAATCTTCTGCGTTCCAACCGTATCTTAATAATCTTTCGCCACGACCTATTAAACTTGCAGGGTTAGTCCAAAATTCTTTTTGAATTTTAGTTGCAGAATCCATAACTTCCTCAAGATTACGTCTTGAAGTTGCTAAAGTTGATTGTCTGTTTACAAGATTATTTCTAAACTTATATCCACTTTCTAAATCTGCTTTTTCGCTTGGTGCAGGAGCGTATGGCTCACCAGCTTTTCTTGGAGGATATATTAATGGAACTTTTTGACTATAAACAGGTTTGTTCATATCTTCTTGCGTTACAGTCGGTTGAGTTGGAGGAGCTGTAACATTTTGATTGGGTTGTGGTGCGCTTGGATTAACACCTGCTGGAGTTGCAACATTGCCAGCTGGAGTGTAACTATAAGGAACACCATTAAAATTTTCAATTCTTGGTGAAACAAGTCCTGTTTGAGCTGCATTTTGACCTGAAGCTAATACACCAGCTTTAATTGTTTGATAAAGTTGTTTAGGGTCAGAGTTTGCTAATTCAATTAATTTATCATGACCTTTATCTTGATGTTCAGGAACACCAATACTTATTAAATAATCTTTATCTGCTTGTAATTTTTTAAGAATAGCTTCTTTATTGCCATTAATAAAATCAGGATCAGTTAAATGTGAACCGTAAACACCGCGAGCAGTATTTGCATAATGTTGATTAAGATCAAATCCTGATTTAGTTGCATTTGTTTGTTGAATTTGTGATTCTGCAACAGCGCGATTAATGTTAGGTTGTAAAGTTTGTTCAGCTTGTGTTGTAGCAGCTGTTTGTTGTCTTACATTAAGTGGATTAATTTGTTCGGCTTGTCTAAATGCTTGAGCGTCACGCTTCAAGCTATCCATATCGCCTCTGGTAATCGCTTTAGGAACATTTTCTCTTGATGCTACATCAGATACTTCAGCCATTTTTTTTCCTTATCCTAAACGTAATCCGCCATTTGAAGGCGTTGTAGTAGTCATTGATCCACCAGGAGCTACAGGAGCTACAGGAGCTACAGGTGATGCAGATGTAGGAGGCCTCATCATATTATAAATTGATCCAAAGTTACCAAGGTTTCCTAAAGTTCCACCTAAAGCGTTAGCAACTCCCATAGTGCCTGAAGCGTTAGCGTTACCCAAACCAACTCCCGTAGTTCCAAGGTTATTCATGTAATTTCCAGCAAGTCCAGCTGTAGTATCTAATGAATGTTGACCAATACCTGCAATAGAATTTAAATTGCCAAATATGTTTTGTCTTTGATTTTGATAATTATTAAATGCGTTTTGATAAGCATTGCCAGCAAAGTTTTGATTAAATTCATTTAAACCTTGAATTGCATTTCCACCAATTAAACCACCTGATGAATTAGCAAGATTTCTTACAGCTCCTTCACCTTGTCCTAATTGAAAAGCGTAGTTAGGTGATAAATTTGAATTTAAATCTTCATTGCCAAATGTGTGTTTCCAATAATCGTTTAGGCCTTGGATATCATTTAAACCTATTTCCCCTGTTTTACGATAGTTTGTGCCTGCTTGCCATTGCTGATCGTAAATTGCTTTTTGTTGGGCCATTGCATCGCGAATTGCTTTAGCTTGCTCTTCAGCTGCGTTACTTGAACCCCAAGCTCCTAATACTCCACTACCTATTGACCCTGCTGCATACATCCAAGGCATAATTAATCCTTCCTGTTTATTAAAACTTCATCAATCTTATCCGCATCGGTTTCTTGAGTTGCATGAATACAAAACCACGCGCAATCTTCCAATGCTTCAACAGTATGATAAATGCCTGACTTGATTTCAATGCAAGCAGGTGCTACATACTCAACAGAGGAATCGTCAGTTTTAACGATTACTCTTCCCTTTGCTAAAATACTTAAATGACTGTAATTATGAACGTGCTTACCAGCCATAAATCCTTTTGGAATAATCATTTGTTTGGCATAAAGGCCATCTGCAAAATGATGAACGGTTTCAGGATCAAATTCAAATGTGCCTGCCATTTTTTCAGCTAATTGTTGATTAGTTATTATAATAAGGCACTTTCACATTTTGACCATTTACAACCATATTTACAAAGCCAGCAGGATTACTTGGTAGCGTTGCTGTTCCTTTAGTTGCTGTAGATGATGTGCTGTAATTTAATAAATTTAAAAAGAATTGTTGCCAAGCTCTTGTTGGCCTTTTGCTTTTTTCATCTAAAAATTCTGTTTGAGGGTATGGATTAGCCTGATTAACTCCATAAATACCATTTCCACTTGACATTTAGTTTTCCCCTTCAGAAGCTTTTAAATTAGCTGATATTATAACTGCATTTATAGGGTCTGTAACTACAACTTCAAAAACTCTATCCCTTGACCAACCTAATCTTCGCCATATTGCACGATTTTTGTATTGTCCTACCTTACCAATTGAGGCCCAATGTTCGTTTGACCATGTTGAACCACCGTCATTTGACCATCGAAGCATGGCTTGAGGTGTTTGACCTGGATCAGATTGATTGCCTATGCCTGGTTGAAATTGAATTTGTAACTCATCAACATATTGACGCTGTAAATCAGTCACAATATGAGGTGCGCGTCTTATCCTTCTAATTTCTTGACCATTATCTGTAAAATTTAATGGGTCTAATATATATAATTGACCATTTTGATAATCACCGACTGTAACCAATCCTTGAAATACTGCGCTACAATTTCCGCGATGTCTTTTAAATGTATTTGTATTGTCTACTGCTAACCATTTATGCCAAAGAGTTGTTGATAAATCGTATACCCAAGTTAAATTAATACTTGGAAAAGTAACTACATAACATTCATGACCTTCTTGTTGATAAGTCCATGAAATTGCATCGCTAATTGTTTTACCTAATAATGATTGCTCTACTGCATGAGTTGATATTCTTGTTGGAATATAACCATTCATTTGCATTATTTGACCTTGGCCACGATTGTTTTTAGATACATAAGCAAAAGAATTTCCTAAACGAGATACAGAAAATTTAGCTGCAATACCATGTTGAGTGTTAGTGCCTGGTATTCTTTGAAAAGCAAAAGGAAAAGTTCCTACATCAACCCAAACTTCAGAAGATTCTTCACCAAGTAAATAAACTTCTCTATGATCTACAATTAAAGATATTAAATCGTCAGGCGATCCGTCTTTTGATGAAAAACTTAATGCAGGTGAAATTGGCGATAATGGATTAGTTGATCCCCATTGTTGAGTGTTAGGATTGTTATATACAAAATAATTGTCTACTACACCAACTACATCTGCACCTGTAAACGCACCATCGTTAGTAGGTAATTTAGTAAAATTAATTGCATACATTGTTTCAGAGGCAACAGTTTGAGATGCGCTAATTAAATAATTACCTGTTCCACCTGAACCTGTTCCAAATGTTAATGTAAGTTTAAGTCCTGTTCCTGCACCATTGGTAGAAGTAGAAGCATCGTTTACAGGAACGGATGTATATTGGCCATAATTTGTTAAAGTTAATGTTGTAACTGCACCACCACTTACTGCTGCAACTGTATAAGTAGCAGGAGTTGTTCCATATACACCACCCAAAACAGTTACTGTATCGTTTACTGCATATCCTGTGCCACCTGCTGCAATTGCATAACTTAATACAATATTGCTACCTAAAGACACAATACTTGTTGAAGGAGTAACGCTTACACCTTGAATTGTTTGACCTGGATAAATTGTTCCTGAAGAAGCTGTTACAGTTAAAGTTGTGCCTGACATTGAAGCAGTTAAAACTGAAGCAACAGCAGTTGAATTCATTAATTCACTAACAACAGTTTGTGATAAATTTACCGCGTAAGTTCCAATGCCACCTGCTGTGTAAAAATTATAATTTCCTGAAGCAGTTGTAGTTAATGTTTTAGAAAATGTAATTGTCTTTGTTCCTGAATTTACATTTGTTATTAATGTGCCTGCCTGAATACCTGTGCCTGATATAAGTTGACCTGTTGTTACGTTGGTAACGTTAGCCAATACCATAGTTGTAGCACCTGAAGCACCTCCACTTACCCATGCAATTGTCGCAACAGGTGAAGCAGTTGATGTTAATTGACTTGTAATAATTGTTTCAGATAAAACATTTAAACCTAAAACTGATTGATTAGGGCCTACAGTTCCACTTGTTACCAATGTAACAGTAAGTGTAGTTCCTGACATTGATCCTGTAAATGCTGCGCTTGAAGGATTTGATATGCGCCATGTGTAACGATTTGTTCCGTCAACAATATAAACATTTAACCCATTATCTGTAATTCCAACTCTTCCTGATACAGTATTTAATTGGCCAATCATAGTTGGAGTAAAAGTTGAATTTAATACATATACATATTGACCAACAACAGCAACCATATAGTCACCGCCTGAAACAGTTCTTAATCCGCGAACTTCTTCTTGGTTTTGAAATACAATTTTTGATGTAAGACCAGGAGTTGGATATAAAGCTACAACACCTCGATCACCAGGTTGTTTTGTAGGATCAAGCTCTGCTCTAAAATTAATACATTCTTGGCAGTCTTGATATATAGAGGGAGCTTCGTATGAAGCGCCTACAAAGCCAAAATCAGCCATTATCTAAAGAATCCACCTGTTAGTATCCAACCAGCATCTTTTTGTCTGCTAGATAGCAATGCGTCATTATAACGAGCAGTTTGCATGGGTTTCATGTTAGTGCTTTTGAGAGTTGCTTTAGCTTGAGCTGCAAAAGCAGTAATCATACTAATTTGAGTTTGAGATGCTTTACCAAACATAGGCATAAGTCGCTCTGCTAAACACCAACGTAATGCCATTGAATAACCTTGTGGAAGTGTTACATCATCGTTAATTGATGCGTAAGTTCTAAATATTGTTTGTGCAAACATATGAACTTCACCTTGTGCTGGGTTAGGCCATAAAAATAAATTTCCTGAATCCTCATTGGCATTAAAATAAAGCGCTTTAGGCCATGGGCCATTAAGTGTTTTTAATCCAATTGAGTTGTAATCATCTAAAGCAAGAATTGCAATAGGATAATCTAATCCACCATTTACAATAGGCTGACCATTAGAAGTTGTATTGATACGAACATAAGCAGAATCAATTCCAAGAGGTTTTTGATAGTAAGCTTGAATAGTGGTAGAAGCAACAGGGCTTGGATAAGTAATATTAAGTAAATATGTTCCTGCATAGTTTACGTTACCTCCAGCACCTGTTCCTGATTGTAAAATTTTTGTGCCTTCAGTAATTCCTGTGCCTGATAATGTTTGACCTTGCACAACTGCACCTGATAAAACATTAGTTACTGTTAAAAGATTGCCTGTAATTGATCCTGTAAATTGTGCGCCAACAAAATTTGCAGTCGTATGATAAGGCCCAATAGTGTATTGAACTTGTCCAGGAACTACAGGAAATATAATTTCAGAAACATTAAATACCATCATGTCTTCATTTGACCATTGATCAATAAGATCATTAAGCATATCAAAGGCGTCTTGAGCTTCTTCAGGAGTTGGTGTTTCGCCTGACGCTAATGCGCCAATATCTTTCATGGCTCTTGAAATAATGTCAATTGGCATTGTCATAATAAATTCCTAAACAGTTGGTTCGGTTATTTGAATATCTAATACTTCAGGTTGTGCAATTGGTGCGTCTATATTTAAAGTAAATGTGTTAGCAAGCCATGGCAAACCTATTGTTTGATTTATTTTTAAATTATTTAATTGATTGTCTAATTGTGAGGTAATTAACAAAATGCTTTCTTCTTGAAGTTCATCTTTAATCCAATTAATAATATCTTGTTCCAAAACTTGATCATAAAGAATTTTAATTTCTTTACCAACAAAAGAATAATTGTTTTCAGTTTCTACAGTATTTATATCATCTGTAGCTTTTATAGAATAACGAGCATTAATAATTAAATTATTTTCTGCTGTTATATCTAAAATTTTCCATGTGTATTGATTCATTTAAGCACCCATCATAAAAAAGAAATTGCCTGTATTTGTTACCGAAGGCGAAAAACTAATTGCTAAAGCATCCCAAGTAGAACTTGTTGTTGATGATGCAGTTCTTACAGTAGAAGCTCCTGCTGCAGCTTGTAATTCATCTACAATTAATAAACCAATATTTGTAGATGCCACACCATTTTGCGTTACTCTTGCTGTTGTGCTTGCAGGTGCAGTCCATATTGCTGATGCGCCACTTGAATAAACACTTACGATATAATCATTAGCTGTTGTAGTAGTAATACTTGTTGTTGCTGGACTTGCACTAGTACCATTTGCATTAGAAGAAACATCAAAACCTGATATTCCTCTATAACAAACCATTACACCCACATCAAGCGAATTTGGTGCTGTAATTGTTACAGATGATTCTGACGCAGTAGCTGTTTTAGTATATACAGTTGTTAATCTAGCAGTTCCTGTTGAACCTCTTTGAGTCCATCCTGATGGTGTAGTAAATGATCCTGTAGCATTAGAATTCACTACCGCTATAAAAAGTGTATCCCCAGCTGCATAACCTGCTGGTACTGCTAAAACAAGGCTTGTACCTGTTGCAACTGCTCCTGCTCCTACATAAGATATTGCCATATTATGCTACGGCCACACAACGCCATACAGATGAAGCTGCGTTCCATACAAAGCCTACGTCAAGTCTATTTGTTGTAACTGTTGTGCTTGGTAGTGTAACAGTGGATGATTCAAATTTAGCACCCCATGTAATTGTTCTTGCTGCTGTTCCTACAATGTAAATCCATAGCTTTTGACCATCTGTAGGTGTGCCTGATAAGTTTGTAGTAAATGATGTAATATTTACTGCTAAAGCTGTTAAACCATATTGATCGGTTGTATCAGTATTAATTGTAGGTGTTGCACTAGATGTTGTAGTGCTTACTCTAGGTGTAATACGTTTGTTAGTAAATGTTTCTGTGCCTGCTAATGTGGCCAATGTGCCTGTTGTTGGCAATGTAACTGAAGTTGTTGCAGTTGCTGTTAATGTTTGAGTAAACGCGCCTGAAAATGTAACATTTCCACCAATAGTAATTGTGTTTGATCCATTATTTACTCCTGTTCCACCGTAAGTTCCTGTAAGAGCGTTTGTAGGTGTTAAACTTGTTGCAGTAAATGCACCTGTGCTTGGATTAAATTGTAATTTAGTTGAGCTTGTGTATTCGGTTGTTACAGCACCTGAAGTTGCAGCTGCAAATAAAAGATAACGAGTTGCAGCGGTTGTTGTATCGTCAGTAATTGATACAGTCGCAGCATTATTAGACCATGTTGGTGCAGATGAGCCATTAGAAGTTAATATTTGACCTGTTGTTCCAGCCGCAGTTATTGCTAAAGCTGAAGCAGTTGAATAAACTGCACCTCCAGCAACTGCTGTTAAATTAGCGTTAGTTCCACCGTAAGTTAAAGGAATAAGTGAAGCATTCCATGCTCCTGATGTAAGTGTTCCAACAGATGTAAGACTAGAACTTACAACTGTGCTTACTAAAGTTGTTCCACCTAAAGAACCTGCTGGAAAAGCTGTGCAATTAGATAAATTGCCTGAAGTTGGAGTTCCTAAAATAGGAGTTGTAAATGTAGGACTAGTAGACAATACAACTGATCCTGTGCCTGTGCTTGTTGTAACTCCTGTTCCACCGTTAGCTACAGCCAACGTTCCTGCTAATACAATAGCACCTGTAGAAACTGATGAAGGAGTAAGGCCTGTTGTTCCTGCGCTAAATGAACTCACTCCAAGACTGCTTAAATTAGACCATGAAGGTAAACCTGCTGACACACTTAAAACTTGACCTGTTGTGCCAATTCCTAAAAGTGAAGTTGCACCAGCTGCTGTTTGATAAGGTAACGAACCACTTAAACCACCTGCCACATTAGTTGCAGTCGTTGCAGATGTAGCAGAGGTTGCAGAAGTTGCAGTTGCAGCATTGCCACCGATACTTAAAGATGATGCAGTTCCTGTTAATCCTGTGCCTGGGCCGCTAAATTGTGTTGAAGCTGTAATAGTAGTGCCACCAAGTGTTGTAAAAACACCTGTGGAAGCAGTAGAAGCTCCAATTGTAGTGCCATTAATAGTTCCACCTGTAATTGTTACAGAAGATGCGTTTTGAGTGCTTAATGTGCCTAATCCGCTTACTTGTGCATTTGTAATTGCAATGTCGGATGCAGATAAAGCAGTTAATTGACCTTGTGCATTCACAGTTGCAGTTAATGTTTTACTTGCTGATCCGTAAGCTGCCGCAGTAACTGTTGTATTTGCAATACTGAAAACTGTGCCTGATAAATTAAGGCCTGTGCCTGCTGAATAACTAGCTGCAAAAGTAAATGTATTCCAATTGATTGCAGTTACACCTAATGTGCCACCAGGCAATGCAGGACAATACCATGCAGTTCCTGCATAAGTTGATCCTGATTCTACAAATAGAAAAGCGGATACATATTCTTGCCATATATCTGCGTCAGCTGCGCGTGACCATGCGCCTGTAGTTGCGTTATAAATTCCATTATCTGCTGAAGTTGTTTGATTTTTAACTAAAACTCTATCGCCTGATAAAGTAGTGTATCCATCAATAGTTTGCAATCCTGATAATGTAATATTTGCA